AGGTGTGGAATGAAAAATAAGCCGGCGACGGAAGCCGGCAAATGTATGAACTGTGAGACCGAGGATAGCCAAGCACCTAATACTATACCAATTTCAAATACATATAAAGTTTCTGTTGACCCTGGAGTGCTAGATAGAAAAAGTTTTCCCATTCTGGTAATGGGAGAGTCTAGTGACGAGGAAGGGGTAGAGGTTTCTGCGCAGGAGAACGCGGAAAAGTTAGCTGTGCTAAGGAATAATTTTATGTATTATAAGGAAAAACTTGCCAGGAGCAAACGTTTTGAGCAAGAATTTCTCAAGCAAAAGTCATTCATTAAAGAGGGTGTGAGTCTAGATAACGGGTTAAAGACAAAAGGACATTTAGCGACTGGAAGATTTGTAATTAGTAAAAAATGTAGTACAAGGAACACTGTAGCTAGTAATGTATGTATCGTAGAACAAAAATTACGCAACGCTGAGAGCGGATTACATCGTTTTGGAGCACCAGGCGTGTTAGATAACGATGAAGTAGAGGGAGTGTATGTAACTATAAACGAATGTAGCTATAGTTCTGACGAGATTAATGAACATGACGAGAAGGTGAGACGAGAAGAACGGAAGACAATACCGAAATCAATAATGCGTCGGTTTTCAAGTTACCCGGTACCCGCAGCGCTACGAGTGAATGGCTTGGGAAAATATGAGGCGTGTGTGTTTTCTAACGCTGAGTATCTGGTCATAGACAGGCTAGAAGGTGAGTTTGACGAAATGGAAACGTGGTATAACTATTATAACACGGGAGTACAAGCCAAACTCATCCCCGTGTCGGGAGCAACATACGTTTATTACAAGGTGGACCAAATATTAGCGCCGGTAACGAAGCAGATTTTAGCCGCATTATCTAGGCATTTCATCGAGGACTATACTGGTTATTACAATGACTGGTGTACAGATGACAATGTCTTCCTACAGTTTGGTAGACGTGCAGGAGAAGTCGCTCCTCCCGGAGAAGTGACTGATATTGAACTGAGAGGCTTGCCTAGGGCAGACATTTCATCTCTCCATCATACGCACTTTACAGCTGAAGAAGTCTGGAGCGTATTGACGGACGAAGAGAAGAACAGAGCAAGGAAAGCTTGGTCACTCAAGAAGATATCTACGACTACCATGATGGGGGGTATCATGTTATGGTGTGCCAGTGTGTCGAACGACACCGTCGAGAAGGTAGAAAAAGCTGGCCTGTTTTCGGTTAGTTCCATCTCAGAATTTACGAAGTTGGGCAAATCTATATCGGTACGAGCCAAATCTTATCAGAATATAGTAATGTCTGATCTGAGGGACGTGTTTGAACTGGACGTCCTAGTAAACAGAGTAACAGGAGAAGTGGACTGGAAAACTGAAAAGAAGAACAGGACCCAACCATGCTTGACGAAAATACCATACAAGACGGTATACGAAACAGCTAGGAAACTGTTCTCTAAGTATGATCCTGACAGGGAGAAGTATAGACGTCTAGACTGGAAAAAATATTGGGGAGCAAGATGGCAATGGTCAGCTTCGGGATCAATACATAGCCAGTATGCTGAAGACACTGAAGGACTGCCTAAAGAAAGGGAGTTACGCAACAAGTTCATAGCACTGAATATAGCTGAGGATGTACCTATTGAACATTACCTTAACCGAAGACCCGAATTACACGCGTGGTCGTCAGTGAAATACGAATGGGGCAAACAAAGAGCAATATATGGTTCCGACATGACTAGTTACGTGTTGACACATTTTGTTTTTTTTAATTGCGAAGATACGCTACCATCGGATTTTCCCGTTGGATCAAAAGCGCGGCCTTCATATGTATCATCGAGGGTGAGAGCCGTGTTGAGGAGAGCTACACCGTGGTGCGTAGATTTTGAGGACTTTAACAGTCAGCACTCCAACTCTAGTATGGTAGCAGTGCTTAACGCCTACCTTGATGTTAATCACGACAGGATGTCCGAAGAACAGAAGAAAGCAGCTAAGTGGGTGGTCGAATCGGTCTTAAATACACGAGTCACTGACAATATGGGTTTGAAAGAAACATATAAAGCGAAAGGAACACTAATGTCAGGATGGAGACTGACTACGTTCGTTAATTCAGTCTTGAATTATATCTACACACGGGAGATGCTAGGAAAAGAAACCGCTGTACGCAGATCCGTGCACAACGGGGACGATGTGTTATTAGGTGTGACAAACTTCAAGCTGGTTACTTCTGCTGTTGGACAAGCCCGCAGTCTAGGAATTAGGTTACAAAGATCAAAATGCGCATTTGGAGGCATAGCAGAGTTCTTAAGGGTAGATCACGTGAGAGGTGAGACTGGCCAATACTTAACTAGGAATATTGCGACACTAATGCATTCACGGATAGAGTCTAAGATTTCACTGTCTGTCCGTGACATAGTGTCGTCTATGGAGTCTAGGTTTAGGGAGTTCGTACAAAGGGGAGGAAGTAAAGACTTGGTGGTGAGGCTGAGGAAAAAATATTACTCTAGAATTGCGCCGGAATTTAAACTGACGGAAGCGCAACTCTACACAATCAAGACATCTCATGCTGTAGTCGGGGGCTGTTCAGAGAGCAGAACGGCACCTGTAGATGTAATCATCGACTACAAAAAGGAGGGAGAAGTGGAAGGTTTGCCTAAACACTTACCTGGAGTGATAGCATATGCTAGAGCTCTAAAAAAACAGTTGGAGCTAAAGGTGGAATTGCCTGAGGTGATAGCGAGAATATACAGTGCGACTGAAAACGCGGTCAAATTGGTGAGAGAACAAGTTTCTTTCAACAAGCCAAGAGACGTCATGCGGTACAAAAGGTATAAAGCACTGTACAAAGCACATAAGGAGGTTGCAGAGACACCTACTTTTGGGAAAGCGATGTTAACAGGATTTCTGTTTGACGTACTAGCTGCTAAGAGCAGATCTAGGACGTTGATAATGATACTTAACAACGCAAAAAATCCTATGGATTTCCTAAAAGTGGTAACGTAAGCACCTCCTGACGGGCTGAAGGAAAG